GAGTCTGAGGATGTGGCGAGGGGGTATAGGGATGCGTTACAGAAAGGCTCCGGCGCAACCGATGATGATGTTATGGCGAGAGCGATACAAGCGCATGACGGTGACTTAGAGGCGGCAGCAAAGAGTTTGGGGGAGCGAGGCAATAGGCTGATGGAGTCTGACCCAGACAAGGCGCAAAGGTTCTATCAGATGCAGATGCGGGTAATGGGAGGGCATAACCCTTCTGGCCGCATGTACCAAGTAGAAATAGACGCATCCCCTGATGAGTTTCTTGATTGGGATAAGCCGTTGAGCGAGCAGAGTGAGGCTGTGAGGAAGGCGTTGGGGTATTCCGACAATCCTAACCTTGATCCTAAAAAGAAGGCGTATGTTGATGATTTCTTGAAATACGACAGCATGACGGAGCAAGACCTTTATGAGTCTCTGACGTTCAGCAATGACTATGTGGAGGGTATGTCGCCAGAAGATGCGAACGTCTTGGTTGAGTATGCGAAAGCCAACAGGATTCGCGGTGATGAAATGGTGACGCCAGAGTTTGCGGAAAGGGCGAGACAGGCAGGAATTAAAGGCATCCGCTACAAAGACGGCTTCTCCAGAGGCGCAGAAGGCGGCACCTCTAACTACGTTGTATTCGATGAGTCCATCATCACCATAGCCAAGAAGTACGGCATAGCGATCCCTGCTGCTGCTGCGATGCTTTACGGCGACAAGGCAGATCAGTATTACGAAAAAGAAGCCTGATTTCACTGTACATCTGTGCAAACGCTTCTGACCACAGGGCTATAAAATCACTCCATTGAGGGTGAAATATGTCTTTAAAACGCGACAGTAACGAAGCCAAGAGAGCCGTAGGGGAGAGGTTTATCACTGACCCTGAGTTTCAGGCTTTCTTTGGTGCTGAGGAACAGAGTATTGTCGTTCAGATAGCAAACTATCCGTCATCTGGCGGCACAGAAAAGCTCCTGTCCCTATGCAGAGAGTTACAAGCCCTCACAAGGGTTAAGCGGCGCATGTTTTCCAAGGGTGCCACGCTTAACGATAAGCAATTTGAGGGCAAGGCATGAGTACAGATAACGCAGCGGCAAGAATTGAAGGCTTGCTAGGTGACGAGAATCCAGAATCCACGTTTGACGCAGACCACAGAGCAGACAACGAGGAAGTAACAGAACTTGATACCGATGATGGTATCGAAACTTCAGACGAGCTACCCGAAACCACAGATGAATCTGTAGAAGAAGGCGCTGAGTCTGAAGATGATGATGGCGATGACGCGCTTGATGACAGTGAGGAAAGCACTGAGACAGCCAGCACGTTGCAGGAGATAGCTGAGGCGCTAGAGGTTCCGTTTGAGGACTTTTTGGCGAACCAGAAGCTATCTTTCAAAGCAGCAGGCGAGGAAGTCACAGCTACCCTATCCGAGCTACAGGCAAGCTACCAGAAAGAAGCCGATTATCGAAAGAAGTCTATGGCCCTCGCAGATGAGCGCCGGGACTTCGAGGCGACACGAGAGAGACAGCATACCGACTACGAAGCTACCTCCCATAGTTTGGCGGCGACTCTCCAGAACGTGCAGCAGATGGTTGTCCAGCAGATGGATGGCCCTGAGATGCAACGACTGAGAGAAGAAGACCCTGCTGAGTGGAATGCTCGTATGCGTGAAGCTGATAACCAGCTAGGTTTTCTCAACAGTGTGGCTAAGGACGCAGCAGACGCTTATGAACAGCGAAAGCAGGCAGAACAGGAGAGTTTCTTGCAGGCTCAAGGGGAAATCTTGAGTGAGCAGGTAGACGGTTGGGGAGAGGAAAAGCTCTCTGAAGCCGTTGAAGTGATGAAGGGTCTAGGCTTCTCTGAAGATGAGATTCCTTCGATTGGTGATGCACGTTTGATCATGGCGGCGCTCCAGTTCAAGGCTTTACAGGCTGAGAACGAGGAACTGAAGGCCAAGATTGACGGTGGTGACTTAGCCGCGAAGAAGGTAAAGAAGCTGCCCAAGACGTTGAAGCCCGGAACGCAATCGCGTAAGGGCAACAACATCGCCAAGCTCAAAGCACAACTCAGAAAGGCTCCGTCAGGCCGAGCGAACATAGATGCCGCGACTGCTGCTATCGAGAATCTTTTATGAAGGTAGCTAACAATGGCACAAACAACGAACACACTCGATGCGTATGATCTGAATACAAATCGTGAAGATTTGGCTGACATTATTTACGATATCAGCCCGACTGAAACCCCATTCTGCTCGAACGTGGGCCGACATTCTTCGGATGCGACTTACAAAGAGTGGACGATTGATTCACTGGCTGCGGCTGCTGATAACGCTCACATCGACGGTGATGAGTTCAGCGGTGACGCACTGACAGACGGTAACAAGGTAGGTAACTACCACCAGATTTCTCGTAAGGATTTGGTTGTTACCCGTCGCTCCAATGTCGTGAACAAGGCAGGCCAAAAGTCTGCGATTGCTCGACAGGTTGCGAAGGCTGGCAAGGAACTGAAGCGAGACATTGAGCTTGCTGCTACGAAGCGGAAGGTTGCTGTAGTGGGTGATGCCACGACTGCAATGCAATCTGCGGGTGTTCCGGCTTGGATTCGCACCAATGATCAGCTTGGTTCAGGTGGTTCCTCACCTACGCTGAGTGGTACGACTTCGGGTTATGTGAACGGCGCTGGTACGGTCGGTACGGCACGAGCACTTTCAGAGGCGACTCTGATGGACGCGATTCGCGGCTGTTTCGATCAGGGCGGTAATCCCAACATGATCATGGCCTCGACTGAGATGAAGCAGCGTATGTCTACGTTCCTGTTCTCATCCAGTTCACGGGTTGCGACTCAGTATCAGGATCAGGGCAAGAAAGCATCAGGCGGCGCGACTGTCATCGGTGCGGTAGACCTTTACGTTACCGATTTCGGTGTGGTTGAGATCGTCCCTAACCGCTTCTCTCCCTCTGGCGCGACTACTTCAGAAGTATTCGTACTGGATACCGAGTATTGGGCGATTTCGTATCTGGACGGTTTCAAGACCGAAACGATTGCGAAGATTGGCGACCACGAACGTCGAATGCTGCTGGCTGATTGGACTGTAGAGTCCAACAACGAAGCTGCAAGCGCGGTAGTGGCTGCGATCAACGACACCACGGCGATGACTGCCTAAGTCATACGGGGGAGTTTCGGCTCCCCCTTCTCTTTTTCCACCTACGAGGGCGATATGAAGAACGTAAAGATCAAAACATTTCAGGGTAAGCCTGCCACGAACAAGGTTCAGATCATTGATCCAGATGCGATGGTCGAGGCTCATCCAGACTACGACGGAGACAAGTGTAAGGCTCGTGAGAGAGGTTACAGGGCGCTTGAAGAAGGTGAGGTAGTCTCACTGGAAGATGGCCTTGTATCGACTCTGATGAAGGCCACAGACGTATTGGAAATCACAGAAGAAGAAGCCACGAGGCCGCTTTTCTTTGATGAGATTGACCCATTTCTTGGTGCTGGTTTGGCTCAGGTAACGTCGAAGCGATACAACACTGATTCTCCTGAACGGGCGAAGGATCAGAAGGAAGCCAAGGAAAAGGTTGCCGAAGGCATGAAGAAGCGCAAGCCGAGAAAGAAAGTTGAGACAGATTCTTAGCGATAACGGGCTGACTCAGACGCACCTGATCATTCAGGGCGATGAGTTAATTACACTCGACACGACTCCGGGCAATCGGGTTCAGAAGATTCTTGACGCTAACCAGCGGTTGAGAAGCGACACGAAGAATCCGCTTTCTCATGGTCGTTTGGCTGCGAGTATTGACCCTGTTTTAAGGCATCAATGGCGCAAAGAGTGGGCGCAAAAGCATTCGGATAAGTGGAGTTGGAAAACCTATCTGGTGATGCAGTTGAATTCGCGGGATTACTCGCAGTTCAGGACGCAGGATTCCACGATTGGGCTGACTTCTCAGGATAAGGCATGACCACACATATCACACTGAAGAACGATATTGATAATTGGTTGGCGCGTAGTGATTTTACGGGCGCTGCCAGTACCACGACTATCGTGACGATGTGTGAGGCTGAGATTGCGCGTGATATTCGCGTGAGGGAGCAGTTGACTACGGGTACGCTTACGGCTTCCTCTCGTAACACTGCGTTGCCTACGGGCTTTCTCGATGCGCGTAGCGTGTCTCTTGATGTGTCTTATGGTCGAACGCTGGATTATCTGACTCCTGAAATTATGCGTGAGTCGAATGTTTGGGATAATTCCGGCAATCCGCAGGCTTACACCATTGAAGGCTCGAATCTGGTATTGGCCCCTGCACCATCCTCGTCTTTGACGGTGGATATTGTCTATTACAAGCGGTTTACGGCTTTCTCTGATGACTCTGACACGAACTGGCTACTGACGAACCATTACGATATTTATCTGTTTTGTGCGCTCAAGAATGCCTGTATCTACCTTCAGGACTTTGAGGGTGCGGAGTATTACGAAGCCAAGCTGAACGAGAAGAAAGAGTCTCTGAAGACTGCTCAGAGGGGTTCACAGTTCAACGGTTCTGCGCTTGTTTCACGAGGCTCACCGAGGGTCATCGTATGAGGGTCGAGTTCGGGGAGTGGTTGCCTGATCTACAGGATCACGAGAATCCCGGCTGCATCGTGGCGAAGAACTGTATTCCACTAATTGACAGTTATACGGACTTGAAAGGGCTTCAGTCGTTCACTGACGCGCTGAGTTCTATGTGTTTGGGTTCTGCATGGTTCAAAGACTCGAATGAGAACACGTTTAACTTTGCGGGTGATGCGAGTGATCTGTATTCCCTGACTTCTGCCAATGCGTGGGATGAGATTTCGTCTAGTACCGGAGCTTATAGCGCCACGACACATTGGGAGTTTGAGAAGTTTGGCGATAGGGTGATAGCCGTTAGTGATGGCGATGTGCCTCAGTACTACGATATGGGATCGTCTACGGTTTTTGCGAACCTTCCGGGTACTCCCGGTCAGGCTTCCCGCATTGCGGTTGTTGGTGATTTCTTGGTTCTGGGCGATTTGGCTGCTGACCCTAACGCGATTAAGTGGAGTGGGTTCAATAACACTGAGTTATGGACGCCTTCTCGTGCGACTCAGTCCGACACGCAGAATCTCTACGGTAATTTTGGCAAGGTTCAGAAGATTGTTCCGGGTGACTACGGGGTTATCTTTCAGGAGCATTGCATACGGAGGATGACTTATGTTGGCCCTCCGACGATTTTTGAGATTGAGGTTGTTGAGCCAAAGGCAGGCACTCCGGCTCCTGATTCGGTGGTCTGGCAGAACAATGTTGTTTACTACTATGGTCACGATGGCTTTTATGTCTTTGATGGTCGGCAGAGCATTCCTTTGTCCGATAACAAAGTCTCTCGATGGATGCGTGACAATCTTGACCGCGCTGCGCTTTCTCAGATGCAGGGTGTTTATGACCGTCAAAATGGCTTGGTGATCTGGGCCTTTTCGTCTTCGGGTACGTCAATCAACAACCGAGTGATTATTTATTCCATCAAAGCGAATCGGTGGTCTTACGGTGAGCTGAATACTCACCGAATCTCAGAGTATGCGTCTACGGGATATAACTTGGATACCCTGACGTCTGTGCTTGGTCTGGCTGACATTGATGCGGCCTCGTTCAATGTAGATTCTGCTGTTTACAAGGGTGGCACTTTAAACCTCGTGGCCTTTGGCTCAGACCACAAAGCGGCTACCTTGAGTGGTTCGGCCTTGACTGCGGTGATTGAGTCATCAGAGATCGGTGTAACAGGCCAGAGAGTTTTTACTCGTGGTGTAAGGCCGATTGTAGACGGTAACGCTCCGACGATTACGGTCAGGGTTGGGTCAAGGGACAAGCTGGATTCAAACGTGAATTACACGCTTTCTGCGGGGCTTGATGCTGCGGGAGTTGCGAACGTGAGAAAGAACGCTCGATTCCAAAGGTATGAGGTTTCGATTGCTGGCGGTTTTGACCATGCTTCAGCGGTTGAGACTGAGGACAGAGTTATGAGAGGCAGGAGATAAGTTTACAGGGGCATTAAGGGGGGTTATTGCAGCGCCCTCTCTGCTTAACCCTTCGCCCCATTTTGATTATGGAACTGATACACCCCGTAGATTTGCCTGAAGTGGCCGAGCGGCTGGCTGACTTGTTGTCAGAGTCGGTTAAGAAGGCGGGTACTAGGATAGATTATATCTTCGAGAGGATTGCTTCGGCTCGTTCTCAGCTTTGGATGAGCGAAGACGGCGTGATAATCACGGAGATTTCACAGAGGGCGAGTGAGCGGGTTTTGTGGGTTGATTGGCTGATATCAGGCTCGTTCGACCCCCATAAGGCAGACGAACTGCTGACGAGCTTTGCGGCTAAGAAGGGTTGCTCTGCGATTGAGTTCAAAGGTCGGCGCGGCTGGCAGAAATATGAAAAGGGTTTCGAGGAATATAAACCGATAGCGACTATATATCGGAGGACGGTGTAAATGGGCGGCAAGAGCGAACAAAGTAATGAGCCGTGGGAAGGTCAACGGTCTTTCCTAACGGACGCATACACGAGGGCCAATCTTCTCTCAAATCGGGCGGCACCAGCGCATTTTGGTGATCGTTTTGACATGAGGGCAGACCCCAATCAAAACCAGTATCAAGCGGCGTGGATGATGGGTGATCGTGGACGGAATCCAGCAGCGTATGAGACTGCGGCTCATAATTGGTCAAGGTCTACGGCGAACCAGATAGCTCCTTCTATGCACGAAACCCAAGTTGCTTCTAATGTGGCAATGCTGGGCGCGAATCGGGGGCTTGGCGCGATGTTGACCCACTCTCAAGGGGTTGGATTTGGTACGGCAGGCGGTGTAGCGCGTGACGGCACGAGGCATTGGCGCGATATGGCGACTCAGAAGATAGGGAAGGCGAAAGACTACGGTACTGCGGCCTCGAATATCGGGTACGGGGATCAAACCGCAAATTGGGCGCTTGGCAGGCATTTTGCGCCTAATGAGTCTGTTGGTAACAAGATGAATCAGACCGGATTGCGACAGCAGTTCAATGGTGGTTCAACTAACCCCTTCCTTGACTCGATGTACGACTCAGCAGCGAGGAAGATGAAAGAAAACTACACCGATGTTGTTAATCCTGCCTTGAATGCGACCTTTGGTGCGGCTGGAAGGACTGGTTCAGGAATACACGCTCTGGCTTCTGGTGATGCGGCGGGTGAGCTTGGTGATTCTCTCTCTGATCTTGGTGCGAACATTTACGGCAATGCTTACGAGTCTGGGCAGGACAGGGCATTGCAGGCCGGAACGACTGCGGCGAGTATCGGCGCTGATCTGTATCAAGGTGATATGAATCGCAGCATTGACGCTGCTCGCATTCGTGATCAGGGCTATAACCAGAGGGCGGGATTAGCCTCAGACCTGTATCAAGGTGATCAGGCCAGAGCCGGTCAGGAGATGGACAGAGCCTACGGGCGTGAGCTTGAGCGCAACCGCATGACAGCGGATAACTACAATTCCTTCAATGATCGTTCCCTGAGAGCTTCAGAAGGGCTTATGGATAACGCTCTGAGGGGTGCTGAGGTTAAGCGTGGCGCTTATGATTCGGTGCACAACGCGAAGGCGAGGGCGGCTGAGTTTGCGCCTCAGTTGCAGGATATGGATTACGGCAACATTGACCGATTGATGCAGTCTGGTAACTGGACGCAGGGCGAACGTCAGGCTGAGATTAACGCGCAAAGGGACAAGTGGGACTACAACCAAAACAAGGGTTGGAGTCAGTTGATGCGGTACATTAATGCGTTGAATGGTGTTAATCCGGTGATGACGAGTTCTGGTTCAAGTTGGGACGTAAGTAACCCGTTCTCTAGCGGATTCGGAGATTAGTCATGGCTTGGGGAAACGCGCTACTAGAGCTTTTGTACTTTCGCCCAAAGCGGAAGAAGCAAACAAACAAAGCGATTGATGCCTTGCTTGGTCAGATGCCAGAAGGCCCAAACCAGCCGGGGAATATTGCTGATAGGACTAATGCCATTCGGCAGAAAAGCCCGAAAGAGGCATATCAGTATCTGTTGAATGAAATATCTCCTGAGACTCGTCAGGCGCGTGAGTCGAAGCGCCTATCAAACCAGCAAGATCAGATAGCGGTTCAGGAAGCCAAGCGGCAGCAGGGTCTGTATGAGCGACTTTCTGGCCTTGTTCAAGGCGGTGCAGGCAACATCGAAAGCGGTCAGAAGGAAATCAACAATACTCTTATGCAGTTGGTTCCCGGCGCGATGCCTTCTTACATGGCTTCCTCAAGAGAGAAACCAGTAGGCGGGTTATGGCGCGGCGATGACGGCTATATGTACGGCACCAAATATAATCCACAATCTGGTGAGTACGAATCTGTCAGGGTTGGCGACCAAAAAGCAGACCCACGGTATAGCTACGGCGAATATGCTGGTGGCTTGTACAGAACCAGCCCAACAGATGAAGCCCCGACTCAGGTTATGACCCCGGAAGAAATGGGCGAGGGTAAGGGTACTGCGACGATGAACGCAGATGAGATTACCAGACGCTATGAAGATCGAATGAAGTTGTTTGATAACGATACGGCTAATTCTCTCCGTCTAATTGATGACGCGATGAATCACCCCGGATTTGATTCGGCCTACGGTTTCCAAAACGTTATACCTTCGACATGGATGGACATTCCCGGCACTGATGAAGCTGGCTTCTTAGGCTACCTCGATCAGCAAGGCGGTCAGGCGTTTATGCAGGCTTACGAGAAGTTGAAAGGCGGTGGTCAGATTACCGAGAACGAAACCAAGCAGGCGACAGATGCTTTGACAAGGATCAGAAACCGAAAGCAGAGTGATGAAGATGCTAGAAAGGCGTGGGCAGAGTTTAGGGATGCCATCGAGCGCGGCCTTGAGAAGCTGAGGGCAAAATCTCAGATGGACTTCACGACTGAGGTTGTCGGCGGCGGTATGACCTACGATGAGTTTAAAAACAAGGCGAGGTTTGTCGAGTAATGCCTATTCGCACTGTCGAGATCGAGGGGAATCGCATCAAGGTTGATGTGCCTGATGGTGCGCCTGATGACTTTGTTTTGAGATTTGCTTACGAGGAATACCAGAAAGCCACTGCGCCAGATGAAGCACCTAACTTTGATTACTCTGTTGACACTGGCTCGATGGAAGCGGGTCTTATTGGGGCAGGCAGGACGGTTGATAAGTGGGTTCAGGGCGCGGGCGAGCTTTACGACAAGGCCACAGGCGACCAGAAAAGCCAAGAGCGAAGGGCTGCGCGGGAGAAGATGAAAGATGATCTTTACGCAGCCCTAGCAGATGATCATCCTGTCGCCACGACAGTAGGAGAGATTGCTCCATTCTTGGTTGGTGGTACAGCTTCTATTCCCGGTCAGGTGGCGCTTGGCGCGGTTCAATCTGGACTGATGTACGACGAGAACCAAGGCGAGAATGCGGCAGTAGGTGGCGTGTTATCTGCTGCCCCCGGTCTACTTGGCAAGGGTTACAGGGCGCTCAAGACAGGCGCTAACCGAATGAGGCAAATGCCGACAACAGAAACTCTGCTGAATAGGGTTGCGGCTGTCTCTGATGAAACTGGCACTGCTAGAAGGAGCATGAGTCAGGTTGCAGATGCGAGAGGGTTCCCATTGTCTCCCGGCGAGAGAACGGGGAATAAGTTTTTGCAGCGGGTTGATGCTGCGCTTGAGTCTAGCCCTTTGACTTCAGGCGCATGGGGCGCTCACAAGGAAAAGCAGTTGAAAGCTATTAATAGGCTCATCACTGAGAGCATGGGTGAAACGCCAGTAGACGAAATCACTGAGACAGTCCTAGACAAAGCGGCGACAAGAATAGGCAATGAATTTAATCGTCTGACCAAAGGCAGAAATATGATGCCTGATGATGAGTTTGTCGATGCGTGGATAGCCGCAGATGATGAATTGGTAAATGGTCTTTTTGACTCCGAAACAGTCAGGAACGCATTGAGCAGACTTGCACAGAGGGTTGATGACGGTAAGCCGATTACTTCGGGCGATTATCAACTTATGTCATCTCAGATCACCAGAAAGCTCCAGAGCGCATCTTTGGACGGTGATGAGAGACAGGCATTGGGCGCGATAAAAGAGGCTCTTGATGGCCTTGTAGAGCGTCAGTTGAGTGGTCGCTCTCTTGAAAGATTCAGAGATGCTAGGAGCCAGTGGAAGGCTTACAAATACGCTGCTGAAATGTTCGATGGCGAGAAGGTCAGCGCGGTCAAATTGGGTAACAAGTTGGCTCGAAAGGATGAGCTAGGCATGACCAGAGGGAGAAACAAAACCCCTCTCTATGATGCTGGAAGATTGGGTAGGGCTTTCCGTCCCGGTGTTGGTAATTCCGGCACAGCAGATCGTTTGATGATGGCTGGCCTTATTGGTGGAGGTTCATACGCTTACGGCAATGAGGGTGGTGATGCTGCACTGCATGGCTTGGCTGGTGCGGTTGTTCCGGGTCTTGCAGCAAGGGCTTACCTTAAGGGCGGCTCTCCTGCTTTGGCGAATCTGGTAAATAAGGCTCCGGGTGTCGCGAAGAATATCCTTCTTGACCCGCGCTATCAGTTTCTATTGGGTCGCTCTGCGGTTGGTGCGTATGCGACGAATGAGTAATTTGAAATCCATCGTGAGAACGCTTGATATGTTTTCTGGAAGGATTTTCTTGCAAGCCCATATTACAGCAACGATTAGTAACCCCCACATGAAGGGGCGAAGCGCGACTGCAAGCCACTTCCACTCGTCCATTAGTAGCCTTGCGCCACTGCTTGGTCTTTTATGCACTCTGCCATTGCAGGGGTTTTATCTTCTATGCCGTAGGACGCGCACTTCCCGCGCCAATACTCTATTCGTTTTTCTTCTGACATTAGGGGGATTCCGTACATTCGGACATGCGGGGTGCATCCAACAACCAAAAGGGTCAAGAGCAAGGCGAGTGTTTTCATGGCTTAGATTCTATCAGAATCGACGCAGCACAGTAGGGGGCATTTCTACCCATGTTCGCTAAAGGCTCCATCTTAGGGCAGAGTCGCCCCACAGACACCAGTACGGCGACTCTGTTCACGGCTACCGTACCGACTGAAATCACCTCTATCGCGGTCTGTAATACGTCTGGAGCGCCTGCTACTTGCAGGATTCACCATGACCAGAATGGCACCACTTACGCAACAGGGAACGCTCTGTACTACGACAAATCCATAGGCGCGAACGATACGCTCTGGATTGATTCGGGTGGATTGGGGTCAGGGCTTCACCTTGAGGCCAATGACTCCATAGGCATTCAGACCGGGACAGCAGACACACTCACTTTTACGATGTACGGCATTACGGCTGATATGTCGAAACCAGTAGGACATAACAATGGCTGAAATAGACGATTGGAATGTAACGGCGGCGAATAACAATTCTGCGCCTCCAGATGGTGCGCCTGAGAACATGGATTACTCAGCGGTCAATAACGTCATCCGAGAGTGCATGGCGGTTATGGCGCGGTTTTACAAAGACCTGAACGGCTCCCTGACCACCACTGGGAGCGCGGATACCTATGCGGTCACGCTTAACTCATCTCCCGGCGCTTATTTTCAAGGCATGTGGGTTGCGGTTGAGATCAATGTTACCAATACGGGAGCCTCCACGATCAACGTGAACTCCTATGGTGCCAAGAACATTAAACGGGCCGACGGCTCTGATGTTCTGGCGGGTGATTTGCAGGCTGGTCAGATTTACGAGCTTCGTTATGACGGCGCGGTATTCCGGGTAACTGGCGACCTGAGCACAGACGTTACGCTCGCAGGAACTCCCGACTACCTCACGATCTCAAATCAGGTGATTACGCGGAATCAGATCGACCTGACCACTGACGTAACTGGGGTGCTGCCTTCTGCGAATGGGGGGAGTCAAATAAAAGTAGGCCATACTACAATGACAGCGGCAACAGGTAATCAGGCAGTTACTGGTATTGGTTTTCAGCCAACGTGGATTATGGCAGTAAATGTTATGACTGCTAGTGCTTCTGAGATAACGACAGCCTGCGGTTACTATGAAGATTCTACTTATTATCAGAGATCAAGAACGGCTTATAATAATGGATCTACTGTAGCATTTTGGAATACTGTTGACTCGACTTCGCTTTATAATGTGTACGATTCCGGAGCAGTTAACCTAGCTAGAGGAACTATTGCTTCTTTTGATGCAGACGGGTTTACGATTAATAAAAGTTTTGGTCAGATGGTAGTAGATGTTTTTTGGATTGTAGGTACATAACTTAAACAGCTTATAGAGATTAAATAGAAATGACGAACAAACGACAAACAGCGACTATTACGACTAATACGGATGTTTCATTCGTAGTAT